GAGCCTCCGTGGACGGTAGAGGACTCTCACCTTGTACTCTTTTCTAGGCAGCGCATCGGCCCCGCCGTTGAACAGGAAAAATAGGCGCTGGGAGAAATACTGATCGGGATAGAGCATGATTGGCTGCCCCTTGCCCTGTACGGTCATATCCTCCAGTGTGCTGTAGAGTTGATAGCTAATCCCTCTAGGCCCGTCATCTACGATGAACCGCCCCGGCGCCAAAACTTGCTTGAGGTTGTAAAGTGTGCGCACATTGCCGACCAGCATCATTATGTAGTCCAGTTCAATCAGCGCCGTGGCTGTCGAGCGAAAATCTATTTGCAGGCGCAGGGCGTCCATACTGTTGGAGCCCGAAGACGGGAACGTAATGGCGCCGATGTCCTGAAGCTGCTCAGTAGCCAAGACTCGTACCTCGCTGTCGTAGCTGGCCGCCACGCCTGCCGTGCCGTCATTCGCCTTGAGGCTGGCGTTCATAAAGAGCGCCCCACCCTGGATAAAGGCGTGGCGAGTGAACAGCCGCACGGTGCGCCCGGCGATGAGGCTTGTGGTTTGATAGGGGATAATCCACTGCTTGCTGATGGACTGAGCGCCGGAAAAGTTGAGATCAAGCGTGGCGTCGCCGCTGGAAGCGCCCCGAACGGTGCCGGTGCTAGAAAGTGCATCCTCACCCTCAAGCACGGTTGTTAGTGAAGTAGGATAGCGGACGGCCCCGCTGGAGGCGATGTAGATGTCTCGCAATGGGTCTTGTGCCTCATTGCTGCCGGTGGTGGCCGCAATCATAATCTTGGCTGGTGTAGGTAGTACGCCGCCTATTTGACTGACGCCTATTTCTACCCAATTGCCACCCATCACACCGTTGGCAATGCCCCGCCGATTCTGGACAAGTCGCCCGCCCGTCACGATGGCCGACTGCGTTTGACTGGACAATGGAATCTCGAATTCGCCGCCCTCCCAGAAGTAGCGCCGGGTAAACGTGATACGGTTGATGAGCTTGCGCTGCCCCCAGGTTTGGAGCGCCCCGTCAGCCAGGTTCACAGCGCCGCCTAATATCTCGCTGCGCCATACGTAATCTGTTTCACCGTCTAGGCTGATAATGATGAAAATGCGGTCGCCTGTGCCCCTGGCCTGCCTCTCCGCTGCGAGTGCCATCCACCGCTGGATGGCGTTGACGTCGGTTTGTACTTCTAGCGTGCTGGATGTTGAAATGAAGGTCAGTTCAATGGTTTCGGTGACGTCGTTGTAGCTGCCGTCTTGCTTCAGCGTGGGCGCCTGCGGCGTGTAGGATTGCACATTGGTGCGCCAGGCCAATAGGTTAATCTCTATCCATTCTGTTTCTGAGATGTAGCGGCGGAAGCCAAGCCTATGTGCCATTGCGCTGCGCTCCAGTAGACGGTAGCAGGTAGACGGTAGACAGGGAACAGCCACGCCGCAAACAATCTGGTTTCAACGCGGCGAAGCCCCCCCTACTACTGTCTACCGTTCTACCGTCTACCCTTGTCATTAGCGCACCTTCCGCCGTTGAATGTCGGCTATGCGGTAGGCGAGGCTTTCCACGTCGATGGGGCTGGCTACTGTGGCGTAGACGATGACAGGTGGCCCGCTGGCGCTCGCCATCGCCATTGATTGCTGGTTGGTGTAAACCTGGCTGCCACGAGGTAGGTTGACAAGTTCCGGCCCACGTTCACCTACCCAAGTCATACCACCCCGCCAATTGCTTGTGCCGGTGGCGTTGCCGGCGGCCTTTCTGTATATATCGGCATCGGTTACTTTCTCGCCGCCGGCGCCGCTACCGGCGCTGAGTGCAGCGATCAGGCTGCTCACCCAGCCCGGCATGGACATATCCGGCCAATCCCAACTGCTCAAGCCGCCTAAATCTTTTGGCCAGTGCCAGCCCGTCAAGCCGCCCAAATCCTTTGGCCAGCCCCAGCCCAGCAGGTCGGACGGCGACGGAAAAGCCCATTCCAAGAGTGCGGCGGGTGACGGGAATTGCCAGTTGAGGAGCGAAGTTACCCAACTTGGCGTGGTAACAATGTCACGGGCCGGGTCTTCTTTGTTGAGTCCTGCGAGGTTGGGCCGGTTGAAGCCGAGGGTTAAGCCAGCAAACAGGTCGTTGAAAAATTGTTGGGCCGGCTTGCCCATGATCGTAAAGGTCGTGACATTCGCCCCCACATCGTAGATATAGCCGAATGCCCCCCAGAAGATTCTGTTGTACAGCACCTGGGCGCCTACATCGTATTTGTATGACCACGCCCCCCAGACGACGCTTTGTTCTAGGACATTTGCACCTACATCGTATTTCCAGGTCCAACCGCCCCAAGCGACATCCAGGGATGTCTGTACCTTCGCCCCGGCGTCGTAGGTGTGTTTGTAGGCTCCCCACCATACACTCTCTGCCGTCTCCACCTTCGCCCCGGCATCGTAGGTGTGGTGCCAAAAGCCCCACCCTACACCCGTTTCGGAAATTTTTGACTCGGCATCGTAGGTATGTGTCCATCCGCCCCATAGCACGCTCTGCGCCGTAAACATTTTTGCTTTGGTGCTGTACGTGGCGGTGTAGAAACCTTCCCCAAAATCAACGTCGATAATGCCGGTAGTTGATTCGTAGTAGCCGTGAAAGTGAGGTTCGTCCCAAAATACATGCTTGATGCCCGTTACTGAGTCGTAGGAAAATGCGACCCGGCTTTCCGGTCCAAGTTTTCCCGTCCAATCAATATTCAAAATGCCGGCGTTGGCATTGTAAACAAAGCTGCCGTTGCCTAGCTTTTCGCTTTTCCAGTAGACCCACGTAATGGCGGTTGTGGCATTATAGAGATAGCTGAGGTTGCCGACGCTGCCGGTCCAGTCTATACGGGTGATCTGGGCTAATTTGTTGTAGGTGTAGTCGATGTTGCCGACCTGGGTCGTCCAATCAACATGGGTGATTACGGCGTTAAACTTAACCGTTCCGCCAGTCACAGCCCCCAACGCAGCAACAGCCCCCTGTATGCCTCCACCAACATTATCAAACGTGGTTTTGGCATCGCTGAACGCCTTGACCACCCCCTGAAGGGCTGGCGGGAATAGGGCTATTTTCCCCCTGGCTAGATCAGAATCAACGCCGGCCTTAGATACGGCGTCTTTGTAGCTAAGAAACGCCTCGGCTGTTCTATCTAGGAAACTGATAGCATTTCGTAATGGCTCAGGAAAGCGCCCGATGGCCGTTTGCGCCTCAATCGAGCCGAAGCGGGTTTTGCTTACGGCGTCTCTGTACTTGAGAAAGCCGTCAACCAGCTGCCCGACTGATTGCGCCGCCGGCTGGATAAATTGAGGTAGATTTTTCAGGAAATCGTTATATGAGTCACCATCAACAACCACATAGCGCAGGTATTGGCTGAAGTTGTACAGCCCGTCCGTGATGCTGTCCCAATTGAGCGCAACCAATGCTGCTATACCAGCAACCACCAGCCCCACAGGGCCGACCATCACAGCGAATGCTGGACCCAACGGTGCCAGCACGGTCAACAGTGTGCCAAACGCTATGAGTAGCGGCCCGGCTGCAGCCGCCACGCCTGCTATAATCAATCCCATCTTGAATAGGGCCGGGTTGGACTTAGCTAGGCCGATAATGGCGTTCTTGGCCTTTTCGAGAAAGCCGATAAACTTTAGCAGCCCGCCTTTTAGGTCAAAGCCCTCGATAATCGCTTTGCCAATCTCGGTCATGGTCAGGCCGACGTTATCACTCATCGTAGACAGTAGGCCGCTAAATGTTCCGCTCTGCGCCTCCATCAACCCGCTGAACTGACCGCCCTTTTCGGTCAATGAGTCCAGCGCCTTGTTGAAGTCGTCAAAGCTGATTTTGCCCTCGCTGGCCATGTCCTTGATGGAGCTTTCAGCCACGCCCATCGTTTTGGCAAGGGCCGCAATGATGGGCACGCCACGACTGGCAAGCTGGTTGAGGTCGCCCGTCATCAGCTTACCCTGCGCCCGGTTGGTGCCGAATAGGTAGGCCATGTCACCGAGCGGGATGTTGAGTCCGGCTGAGATGTCGCCTAGTTTGGTTAGGGTGGGGATAATGTCGTCAGCCGAGACGCCAAAAGCAAGCAACTGCTTGCCCGCATTGGCGATCTCTGGCGTCTCGAATGGGGTGGTTGCGGCGAATTTGGAGAGCTGGGCGATTAGGGTCTGCGCCTTCTCTGCGCTCCCCAACATGGTGGTAAAAGAGACTTCCAACTGTTCAGCGTCCGCTGCGCCCTTGATAGCGGCGGCGGCAAAACCCAGGATAGGCAGGGTCACACCGGCGGTAAGGCCAGCGCCCAAACGTTGCGCAGACTCCCCGGCGCTTTTCATACCGGCGCTGATTTTGGAGCCCAGACTAGAGGCGGCGGATTCGGCGTTCTTGAAACCGGCTGCCATGCTGTCGCCCATGCGACCGGCGGCGTCTCCGGCGCTTTTCATGTCGCCCTTGAGCCCGTCCAGCATGTCGGCGGCGCCCTTGTCTTTCCCTTCAACTTCCAGGCGAAGTGTATATGTCTGCGCCATGATTAGCCCTTCGGAAAGCCGCCTTTAGGTTGTTTCGTTTTCGCTCTCTCTTGGCGCATGACTACCCACCTATCCCACCACTCTTGCGTGGCTTGTTCTTCCACCTGCCAGGGTGGAATATGCCATTCCTCGGCTGCTTCCATTACCGCCACCCAGAACGGCGCTTCGTTGCTGTGGCCTTTCAGCCAGTCACGAACTAAGCGCCGTTCGTAGGGGGCACGGTACTTTTGTCACCCCGCATGGCGGTCATAACGTTATCGAAATCTTCTTCGGATAGGTCCAGTAGCGCCTCACGTGGGTCAACACCGTCAGGTACAGTCACCTCGCATTCTTTCAGCATCAGGTCGAGCATTTCATCAAATGCGGCCAGATTCGGCCCTTTGCTGAGAACTTCTTGAATGCGGACGACTTCACGCTGACGGCGTGCCCAGCCCGGTTTACTCTTGGGCGGCGGCTTAATCGTGATAATCGGATTTGTCATGTCAGGGTCGCCACGGCATTGGTCAAAACAGCCTTAAACCAGTTGGCAAAGGTCGTGTGATAGGTGCTTTGCAGCTTGACGTTCACCGTCACCACGCCGTCATCATCGTCAAAAATGTTGACATCATCTACCACCGTTCCGGCGAATTGCAGCTTGAGCGTTCTGGCTGCCGTGTCGGTGGCGGTCATCTGCACCTGGCGTTGAGTCAGCCCGCCGACAATGGCGTCAACATCGGCTTTGGTGGTGCTGTTGAACTCCAGCCCCAACTCAAGCGTACCCTCCCACGGATTCTCGATGTACTGGTCAGCCGAGAGCGTGCCGAAACAGGGTCTACTCTGACGGTCGGGTGTAATGACGAACTCGGCAAAGCGAATGTAGCAGTCATCCAGGGCTGTGGTGCCCATCGTGCCGGTCCAGGCATCCCATTTGAAGCCGCTCAGGTGCTGGCTCATAATCGGGTTTACGGCGGGG